ATACATCGCCGACCAAGTATTCGCTAAGTTTCAACCGTAGAAAGATCTTTCAGACGCTATGAACGACTTAATCACCACCCTGCGCACCTTGCTCGCTCAGACCCTCTTTGCCTACTACAAAGCACATCAAAGCCACTGGAATGTCACCGGCGCCGACTTTCCGCAGTACCACGAATTCCTCGGCGACACCTACCAAGAACTCTTTGAAGCTATCGACGGCATCGCCGAGATTATCCGAAGCCTTGGATTCAAAGCGCCGGCAACGCTTGCCACACTTGCCACGATGCAACCCGTTGACCCAGCGACGGAAGACGACGCCTTGCCCGCAATGATTACCCAGCTCAAGGCGACGAACGACCTCATCATGGTGACGCTCCGGCAGGGCATCGACCAAGCGACCGCTGAGCCAGCTGTGGGCAACTTCTTGCAAGACCGCCTCATGGCTCATCAAAAACTTGGCTGGATGTTGACCGCTATTTTGTCCTAGGAGGAATCATGGCAGATACCTACACGCCACCGGCGTCGGTTGCACAGAACGCCCGCCGTGCGTTAGAAGTCCGCAAAGCCAAGCCACCGTCACAGCGTGGTATGACGCCGGTCGGCATCGCACGAGCGACGCAACTTGCGAGTCGCAGTCCGGTGTCGCTTGATACGATTCAGCGCATGGCGTCGTACTTTGCCCGTCACGAAGTTGACAAAGAGGGGTCAACGTGGTCGGAGCAAGGCAAGGGCTGGCAAGCGTGGATGGGCTGGGGTGGAGACGAAGGGCGCACGTGGGCAGACAGTATCTTAGCAAAACAGGAGACGAAGATGGAAAAATCATTCAAGGCGGGGTCACGACATAGCGCCGCCGATCAGCAACTTATCAGCAAGGCGCACGGCTATGCCAAGTCAATGATGGAAACCATGGTGCAACTTGGTCACGCCGAAGTTGTCCCCGACCCCACCAAGGCGGTCAAAGTGTTGACGCCGGAGGGACTGAGCCCACGCCAAGACGCCATGGTCGCCGCCTATACGAGCATCGTCGCAACGTCGGGCAAGTTTAGTACGGGCATCAGCGAAAGCGGCGCCCACTACTGCGCCGATTCACCGTGGGACGACGAAGGCATGGTCTGCGCAAATTGTGTCTTTTACCAAGGCGGGGCGTGTCAGCTCGTTGAGGGCATGATTGACCCTGAGGGAATTTGTAAGCTATGGGTAATCCCGGAAAAGTCCTTGGTGATGGCAGCGCTCGAGCCGATGCCCGAAGACATGGGCGACATGATGGACATGGGCTATGCGATGGACGATATGAAAGCCGCCGCCGACCGCAACACGACACCGAAGGAACGGCAAAGTATGCCAGCGGGCGACTTTGTTTTCCCAGATACCCGCAACTTTCCCATTGTCACCCCCGATGATATTAGCGCCGCCGTGTCAAGCTGGGGTCGCTACGGTGGCACGGAATCCTTCGACACCTTTAAGCAAAACCTCATTGCCCTCGCTAAGCGCAAAGGGCAGAACTTTGTCGATGCGTTGCCTCAGGCATGGCGAGACGAGATGACAAAAAAGGCTATTGACACCCCCCTGACAATTGAAGTAGGGGACGATGTCAAAGCGTTGGCCCGTCGTTTACTCGGAGGTCGGCAGTGAATGACTTTGTCAAATCCTACGGTAGCGGCGTCAAGGCGGTGGGCGACTACACCCTGCGAGGTCGTGGCATCGTCTACGGTGGGCAAGACCTCACCGGTGACCGCTTTACCAAAGCGACCGACCTCGGCGATACCCGGAGCTTTGTCGGGACGCCGGTGTACTACGACCACGGACTTAGCTCAATCCGTGGCCAAATCGGCACCGTCAAAATGTGGACACCGACCGACGACGGCATTGACGTGGAGATTGAGTTAGATAAACGCCTTGGCTACGTGGGCGACGTGATGAAGCTTGTCAAAAGCGGAGCGCTTGGCTTAAGCACCGGCGCACTCAGTCACCTCGTGGTACGTGACAAAGGCGAACTCAAGCGCTGGGTGGTCGGCGAAATTAGCCTCACCCCAACGCCAGCAGAACCCCGGACACTTACCGAAGTGAAGGCAACTCAGAACGACACCGCGCGCACTGCGGCGGCAACGTTGAGCCCTAGCGATATACCTCAATCATCTTTATCATTCAAAGGAACTACTGTGGAAAACATCAATCAAATCGTGCAAGACGCCGTCGTGGCTGCGCTCAAAAACGTCGCTGGCACCCCCGTCGAAGGCGGCGTCATGACTGCGCCCGCAACGAAGACCGTGACCACCCGTGGCTTTAGCAATGAGCCCGTCGAAGCCCTCAAGCACTACCTCAAAACCGGCGACCGCATCGCCGCCAAAACCACGCTCGCCGAAGGTGCAAACAACACCGGCGGTTACATCGTCCCCATCGACCTCTACGATCAAATCATCGCTCGCCGTGACGAACAGAGTTTACTCGGTGCGTTTAACTTCCGTCGCATCAAAACCAACGAACGCCAAATCGTCATCCCTGGCCAAAACACCAAGAGCGCCTTCGCTGTCGTCGCCGAATCAGGCTCGGCCAACTTTAGCGAGCCCAACTTTGCCAACAGCCGCACCGTCACGATGTACAAGTACAGCTTGGCGATGAAAATCACCAGCGAATTGCTGAACGACGAACAAAGCAATTTGCAAAGCTTCCTCACCGAAGACATCGCTCGTGCCTATGCCCAAGCGGTGAATAACTTCATCATCGCCGGGTCAGGCTCATCGGAGCCCTACGGTATCTTGGCACGTGCATCGAACAGCGTGACCGCCGCATCGGCGACCGCCGTCACCTTTGCCGAAGTAACCTCGCTCGAATACAGCATCCCCGGCGCCTACATGACCGGCGGCAACGACGTGGGCTGGATTATGAAGAACTCTACCCTCGGCAAGATTCGCGCCTTGACCGGCAACTATCCCCAGTTCCAACCACTGGGCACCAACGCCATCGCCGGCAAGACGGGCAACCTTCGCGACCTCGACGGCTACCCCGCCTTTACGTCGGAATACACCCCAGCTATGACCACGGGTCTGAAGAGCATCATCTTCGGGAACATGAATTACTACAACTTCGTCGAGAACGGTCAGCTCGAAATCAAGCGTAATGATTCGCTCTACATGGCCACCGACGAAATCGCTTACTTCTGCTACTTCCGTGCCGGCGGCGACGTCAACCAAGGCGAGGCCTTCTCGTACATCATTCAAGCCTAACAACGACTATGCCCCGACGTCGTGCGCACGGCGTCGGGGTCTAAGGATGTCACAATGCAAATTCAACTCCTCGAAGGATTATCCGGCACCTACGAAGATGAGGTCACGCCGCTCTACGCCTCAACCGGCGACATTATCGACGTGAGTCCGGAGTGGGCGCAACGCCTCATCGCCGCAGGCATCGCCGTGGCTATGGAGCCTGACGTCGTCGAAGCGCCGAAGAAAAAGCGGGTGGTCTAAGTGGCATACACGACGACAGCATTGCTCAAAAGCTATATGGGCGTCACGGCAAGTACTGACGACACCCTGCTGTCGCTTTGTATCGACCGTGCCCAAAGCACCATTGAAAGCTACACCAACCGCCTCTTTGAAGTCAGCGCCGACACGACGCGCAAGTACACACCAATCATTGACCGCATCGGATCGGGCATGGGTTTCCAAGGTAGTCTTATCGATGACTACACCATAGACCTCGACTTCGACCTCATATCTATTACCTCCATTACCAACGGCGACGGCAGCGCAGTACCGACGGCGAGTGTCATCACGCTACCGCTGAATTTTACGCCGGCGTATGCGGTGCGCATCAAGCAGGCATCAGGTTACTTTTGGACGTACACCGGAAGCCCTGAAGCCAGCGTATCAATTACGGGACGCTTTGGTTATTCAACGACTCCCCCGGCAAACATCGTACAGGCAACGCTTCGTCTCGCTTCCCAGATGTATCGCCAACGGGACGGCTCGCCTGACCTTGGTAACAGCATCATCTCGGCCGACGGTAGTACCATCGTCACCTCAGCGATGTCCCGTGATATCGAAGCGCTACTTAAGCCGTATCGACGGAGGATATAAATGGGCTCACAACTCACCTCCATCGTTGACGCAGTGGCGGCGCTGTCAATCACTGGCTACGCTATGAACGTCCTTCGTGGGTCAACGCTCAAAGACCAAGTCGACGACGCCGACGTACCGACTCGCATCGTCAACGCCATCGGCATGACATCGGCACGGACACGCACCACGACGCTGGGCGGCTCGGGTCACGTCATGCAAGTGGAGTGGACGATTAACGACATCGCCCTGCTTCGTGCGGCTGGGCTTGGGCTTGGGCTTAAAGACATCGCCGGAAGCGTCGAAGGCTATCTCGCCGCCTACCACAATTCACTACGGACACTCATTGCCCCGACATGGGTACTGAGTGGTGCATCGCTACGGGCGACGGTACTCGAGTGGCCACAGGGATCGGGCAGGTACTACGACGCCGTCACCGCCACACTCACCATCACCGAAATCATCCAATAGGAGACTCATCATGGCACAAACTACCGCCGCAGTCACCGGAGCGGCCGCCACCGTTTCCATCTATGTCTCATCGGCGTATACCGATATTTCCGGGTCATCGCAAAGTATCGAAGCCGTGACCGCAAAGGTGGTTAACGGTGACGCCTACACGTTTACGGGGAATTACCCTATTGTCACCGTCGGCAAGTACGAAAAGGTCGAAGTGAAGGTCAACATCCTTTATACCGAAGTGACCGGCGAAGCCTTCCTCACCGTACAAACGTTGTTCGCCGCCAACACCGCTACGAAGGTTAAGTGGTTGCCCCTTGGCGCCGCAGCGGGCGCTGACCAATACGAAACCATGACGACGGGCTATATCACGGCTATTGATTACCCACCTGCCGACGCCAGCAAAGCGGGCCCTGTCATGGTGAGTTTTACCGTGACCGCACCCGGAATTACCTACACCAACAACGCCTAATATACGCGGGCAGGGCGCACGTCGGACATCCGTGCGCCTCGCCATATTCTATGATGTCCGTATTAGGAGATGTCCCCCCTATGCCTATCGAATATACCATCGACATTGACCAACTAACCTTTCGTGACATCATCGCATTTCAAAAAGTGAAAAACAATGAGGATCTGGAGCACGTATTGCCCATCCTTGAAAAATGCGTCATCGTCTCCGACGGACGCTCATTGCAAGACTTGCCGTTCCGCCACTTCAATTCCATCTGCGCCGCAGTGCTTAAAAAGGTAAGCGAAGCGGATGATGAGGATTCAATGGGAAACTCCGAACGGCGCTCCTTGCCCACCTCTGGACGCAAGGCCCCGCGCCGCTCGAATACATAGAACTGATTTGCTGTCGCGATATCTATCACTGTCCGCCGTCACAGCTTCCGCCGTGGCACATCATCCAACAACATCTCATGATGATAAACACCGAAGCCGAAGTCAGAAAAAGGAATTCATAGCATGGCCGAAGAGACCGTAGTCATTAGGTTTGTCGGAGATGACCAGGTAAGTCAAGTAACCAATCAGATGAACAACGCTGTGGACAACGTCGGCAAAAAAGCAGGCACGGCGGGCGGCGGATTCAATGCCCTGCAAAGCATTGCCACCGGCGCATTCATGGCAATTGGCACCGCCGCCACGAATCTCGCCGGCGCCGCCCTTAGTAAAATCACCGACTTTATCGGTGACTCAATTAAGGAAGCCGCCGACTGGGACAAAGCCATTGCGCAGACCGCCGCCGTAGTCAAGTCGACCGGTGAGGCGGCAGGGTTTAGCGCCGAGCAACTTGGTCAGATGGCGTCACAGATGAGCGCAAGCGCCGGAAAATCCATCTTTTCCGACGATGCCATTCTTGGCAGTGAAAACGTTCTTGCGACGTTTACAAGCATCAAAGGTACATCGTTTACTGGTGCGACCCAAGCCATCCTCGACATTAGCCAAGCCATGGGCACGGACTTGCAGAGTTCGGCGGTGCAAGTTGGCAAAGCCCTCAATGACCCGATTAAGGGAATCAGCGCATTAAGCCGAGTCGGCGTTTCGTTTACCGATGACCAGACGGCAATGATTAAGAAGATGCAAGAAGCCGGCAACATGGCTGGTGCACAGAAAATCATCCTCGACGAACTTGGTAAAGAGTTTGGGGGAAGCGCCGCCGCCGCCGTGAATACCTACGCCGGACAGCAAAAGGTGCTGTCGGAGCAATTCAAAGACGTCGAACAAAGCCTCGGACAGGCATTGCTCCCAGTGCTGATGCGCTTTGGAAGCTTTGCCCAAGAGACGTTAGTGCCCGCAGTGCAAGACCTCATCAACGTCTTTATTGACTGGATTGACGGAGTCAACTGGGATAGCGTCATGCAAGCCCTCGGCGCTATCAATGATGCACTGTACGACTTCATCTACGGCACGGATTGGAAGGGTGGCATTGATAAAATCGGTGCGGGCTTCAATTCATTCATGGCGTTTATTTCACCAATCACGACGGCGATTAAAAGTCTGTACGACGCCGCCGCACCGATTATCGCATCGCTTGCCACGATGATAAAGACATCGCTTGCATCGCCGGAAACACAGGGGCAACTTGGTACGCTCACCAAAATCTTTACGCTCCTTGGTGACATCTTGGTGAGCATCGTCGCTATTGCCATCAACAACGTGAAAACGGAGTTTCAATTTCTGTACAACGTCTTTACCGTCGTATGGCCGTACATTCAAACAGCGATTAAAGTATGGATGACATTGATGCAACCACTACAAGACTTAGTGGTCGGCGTATTGACGGCGATTAGCCTTGTACTCAAAGGAGATTTTCGTGGCGCATGGGACGCGGTGTCGTTGGCGGTGAATACCTTCATCACCTCAGTCACCACCGGCGTCACCAACTTTGTCGCCGATATCGTGCCAAAGATTTCTGGGCTTGTCTCACGGCTTGCCACCGAAGCCGCAAAGGTGGGCGCCGGTATTGCTGATGGTATTAAGAGGGGCATCTCAGACGGTGCACAGGCAATCGTTGACGCCGCCAAAGCCGCCGCAATGGCAGCCCTTGACGCCGCTAAAAAATTCCTCGGCATTGCATCGCCGTCGAAAGTATTCGCCGATCAGATTGGCTACCAGATGAGCGCAGGCATGGCGGCGGGGATTATTCGTGGAGTTCCTGACATCACCGGAGCGATTGGCGGAGCAACCGGCGCAGCCGTCGGTGCGGTCAATCAGACGACACAAAACTATTACCTTAGCGCCTTATACCAAACAGCGCAATCGGAGTCGAGTATTAGTCAAGATTTGCGGGCGATGCAATTACTCGCCGGAGGCATGGCATGAGCTACGCTATCACGTACACCAGCGGCGGAACGACGTTCAACCTTGACGGCTACGATGCGGTTACGGGATTTACGTTTAACTACCAAGGTGACCAAGGTTTTGGCCTCGCTCCGATGCATCGCATTACTCAGCGTGGCCCGATGCAACACGGCGACAGCGATGTCGATTTTCGCTTAGATCCTCGTATCATGCAAATACCGGTCTTTGTCACCACGACGACACCCGACGATTACTACGCCGCCCGTGGTCGTTTGCTTAGTGTATTCTCACCAAGTAACAGCGTCGGTACCATCACAGTCACGACGTCAACGTGGGCACGCAGTATCGACGTGAGAGTCCTTGGGGGAATGAGTTTCGACACCGACGCCAAAGTGGGATATAGCCTGCGCGCCGTTATCCAGCTTCGCGCCGATGACCCCACATGGTACGATGCCGTACCGCATGCGGTGTCTGGTGCGGCGGGTATCGCAGGCACGGCGACGGCGTATCCTGTTATTTATCCGCGTACCTACGGCACCGCAAATATCAACGTTGCAACCACATTTGTCTATGATGGGACGTGGTTAGCCTACCCCGTCATCACGGCGACTGGCCCCATTACCGGCTTAGTGATTACAAATAATTCAACGGGGCAAATTATTACGACCACGGGGTCAATTGCCGCCGGACGCACCTACACCTACGACCTACGCTATGGACGCAAAACCGTCTATGATGACCTTGGTAATAATCAGATAGCCACGGTGGCGGCGTCGTCAACCTTGGCGACGTGGGCAATCGTGACCGGAACAAATTCTATTTCCATTGCATCGTCGGCATCATCATCACCAGCGGCGGTAAACATCATCTACTACACCCGCTTCGTCGGGATATAGGAGGCATCATGGCAAGCTCAGAAAGATCTTTGGGATGGGCGACGGGCGTCGCATCGACTGACGGCGCATCCACCTACGACTCGACTAGAATGAGCGCATTCGAGCGGGCAGGGCTTGGCACCGGCGTACTCTTAACCGGCTCATATCTGGCAATGTCGGGCAGTGGCGCCACGACGCTCACCATTGCAGACGGCACCGCAATCGTCGGTGGTTATTTCTATGAGTCCAACGGCACAGTCACGATTAGCACATCAACGCTCGGATCCGGCACGTTTAGCGTAGTTATCATCGCCAATACGGCAGCTGGCTCGCAGACCGTCACCGCCAATGGCGCCGCCACCACGACGGTCACCACCGCAACGACGCGTATCGCCCTAGTGACTGCGGGACAACTCTCCACCATCACGACGTCAATCACCGCGACTAATATCGTGACCCTTGGTACCGTCACCGTGTCCGCAGGGACTATCAGCTCAATAGCGTCGTATTATCCCTATGCGAATGGACGACAGCAACGCACACAGCAGTATGCCTACCTTGGCGGAGGCACCGTATCCATGCCACTTGCAAATACATACTATCAAGTGATAAACTTTGCAAGCGGAACGTCGTCTGCTGATGGAACCATGACGGTCAACACGTCAACCGGGCTAATTACCATTTATCAAAGCGGTGTTTATCAACTTGATTTTGAACTCATCTATGACAGCAACGCTACGGGCAATCGAAGCGCATTGATTCAAAATTTGGCCGCATCATTTCCCATCACGAGCGCATCACTATACGCAACAAACTCCACTTATCGCGCTACGGCAACCGTGCCATTTACGATAACGCTGGGCAGTCCGGGAGGCTACTATTTACAAAGTTGGTCAAGTGTGACCAATCGGTCTATCACGAGTAGTCAAATCACTGTCACGAGGTTATAAGCATGGCGCCACAGTACGCAATCTATTTGTATACCGCAGGTGGCACGCTGTCGGCGGTGTGTACTGACTTCTTAACCATCGCCGTCAATCGCACGGTCAACAGCGTCGATGTCGCACAATTCGACGTCAATGCGGTGTCATCTACGGCGCAATACATCGTCTACGGGGCAATCGTCGAGGTGTATCGCCAGGACATCGCCAATGGCATCGCCTCGACAAGGGAATTCGCCGGAACGATTCGCGGAATTACGACAACCTACGGACAGACGACGATTATCACGACGCAGGCCGTGGGTACCAATGCAATCCTTAGTGACCGCATCGTTGCATTCAAGTCGGGCGTCGCCAATCGTAGCCAGTTCAGCGCCGTCGTTGCGGAAACCGTAATGAAGACGCTGTATAACTACAATCTATCGACGTCGGCAACGACGGCAAACGGACGGCTACTTGACGGTCGCTTAACGGGAGCGGCGGCGGCGACGTCGTCCGGACTGGGTAACACGACGTCGCTGTCATGCAGTGGACAAAACCTCCTCAGTGTCCTGCAGGAGGTCCAGCTCACCGCCGGCGGTGACTTTGCCTTGGTTTACACGGCGCCGGCGACGTGGACGTTCACGTGGTACACCGGGCAACTCGGCACCGACCGCAGTGCGAGCGTCATTCTATCCGTAGAGACCGGCACCATTGCCAAGCTCACCCTGCGTACCAACCGCATCAACGACACGACGGCAGCAGTGGTGGCGGGACAAGGCGAGGGATCGGCACGGGTTATTGTCACGCGTCCGGCGTCGCTCCCGACTGGGCTTGACCTGCGGGAGACGTGGATAGACGCACGCAATCAAAAGACGACCGCAGAATATACCCAGCTAGGTGACATCGTGCTACGCAACGCCACACGCAGTCGAGTCACGTTGCAAACTGAAGTACTACAGAACGCCGCGCTCCGCTACGGGCGCGAATACTTCCTCGGTGACCTCGTGACCGTCTATGCGTACAGCGCAGGCAACATCACGCAGAAGGTGCAAAGCGTTGCGCTAAGCATGAGCGCATTAGGAGCGGAGAGCGTCAATGTTGGACTTATATCAAACTAGTGCCGACCTAAGAGCGGCAACGCAAGACCTTGCGCGCCAAGAGCGACCCGCTGCCGCCTTGACGCTTACCCGCACAAACACCTTATCTATCACGACGGCAGGTACCGTCATCACATGGGAGTCCGCAACGCGCAATCAAGGGTTCACATGGTCAGGCACGGATATCACCGTGCCCACTGCGGGGTTTTATGCCATGCAGGTCAGCTACGCTACCACGGGGTCGGTGACCATGTCCACACAAATCATCGTTAACGCAACGCGGCTTGGGTACATTGGGCTTCAACTGGTAGCCACGAACTACTTTCAAAGTACGTATTTTCGCTACTTTGCAACCAACGATGTTATTCAAATTATTGCGTTCCCTTCAGCAAATACGACAATTAGCGTTAACGCCGAAAACGTCATCAACGCCTCGCCATTTATCAGCATTACACAGTTGACCGGAGTCGTCTCATGATTATTAATCGCATCTACGACCCCGAAGCGATTCGCATTGCCTACTACGATGATTACGGCGTTGAGTACCCACAGCCGCCCGAGGATGCCACCGTGGTTGACAGTCCCTATACCTACGACGAGGCCATGGCGGCGCTCCGTGTTGAGCGTGACCATCGTCTACAACTGTGCGACTGGACACAGCTTCCCGACGTGCCGTTGAGTCAGAGTCAAGTCCTTCAATGGCGCACATACCGCAAAGCCTTGCGAGATATACCAGAAGCGGTGCAATCGCAAGGCTGGAGCGGTGCGGTCGATTGGCCCACGCCGCCCGCTTCGTGATATACTACGCATGACGTTTTGGGTGTCGCGCTCATCTACGTTATGCTCCTTCAAATCAACGCACTAAGCCCCGCTACGACGTAAAAAACGTAGCGGGGCTTGGTGCACGTATTTAGCTTAGTTTCCGAATCTTGACAAAGTGACAGGCAAGATGCGAACGTTGGCTTGACTTCATTATAGCATAGAAAAACTCGTGTCAAATTGGTCTAAAATTGGTCTAAAAACTACTTGACACGTCAATTAGTTGTGGTATACTGTTATCAGTTAGGAAGCAGTACACAGAAAGCGACACAGCAATGAAGTACCAAGTAAGCCAATTCGGAATCGTCAACCCACTCATCGCCAAGACCGTCATCGTCGAGGCAAAGAACGCAGTCAACGCCGCCAAGTTGATTCTTGGGCAAACTCCGTATGACACGAAAGTCAACGCCAAGAAGGCTCCAAAACGTGGCGAAAACATCTACGGCGTCGGCTCAACTGACTGCTACGAATGGGCACGGGTGTTCGTGCAAGTCACCCCAATCGTCGAAGACATCGCCCCAGTCATCATGATGCCCATCGGCTGGTAAGCCAACCACACGGTCACCACGGCGCTTCACTGTGAGGCGCCGATGACATACAGAGAAAGCGAAGACCATGCACAGCGATCACCCCGACATTGCGCAGTTCCACAATCCCTTGGAGACGGCGGCGTCAAGCATCGCCCAAGCGGCGTACATGATGGAGCGCGCCAAGGCCCGCGGCAAAGAGACCGAAGTAAAGCGCCTGATGGATCAAATCGACCGCCTCGAAAAAGCCGTCGCCGACTACCTCGACAACTACCGCGAAGGGACAAAGTAATGCCAGATAGCATTCAGCATCACGCCTATTTCACCGACCTCTTCATGGTTGGCGACGGCGTCACGATTGAGTTTGTCTACACCAAGCTCAGCGGGAACCGGTGGGCAGTCCGAGCCAGCATCGCTCACGGCGCAACCTTCGCCGAGTTCTACGTGGCGACGGATGAGAACCCGGATTCGCTCGAGGAACTCATTGCCACACACCGCATCGCCGTGTCACACATCGTTGCCAGCTGGGCAAACGCCATCATTCCGAAGGGGAAACACAATGACTAATCCACATTTTGACCGTGAAGCCGCTGCGCTCTTGCTCCGTGACTACTTCGAAATGAAGTCGGAACTCGAAGCCTACGAAGCCAATGTCGACGACCTGCGGCGCAACTTGCAGACCCTCGTGGAAGCGCTTGGCGGTTCATTCAAGCTCGACCACGTCGGTACTGCGCTCATCACGCCGCCGTCAACGTCGCACAGCTACGACACCAAGATGATTGACGAATTGCTTGCCCAGTGCGTAGCCGACGGCGATATCGGCACCGCGAAAGCGCTGACCGACGCGCGCAAGTTGAGCCACCGCAAAGCGACGCTCCGCATCACGGGAGCGAAGTGATGAGCACTATCATTGTAGGACTGTGTCTGACGGCGATGGCCATGGGAGCCAGCGTGACCATCGTGCGGTGCTGGGTGTGGTATGAGCAGAAAATGGCGGACTGGCATCACAAGATGATGCAAGAGTCATTCGCGGACGGCTGGGACGCCGCCGTCCACATGATGGAAGACAAGTAGACCACCACGCCCCGGCGATGCTTGCTCAAGGCATCGTCGGGGCGTGATGGATATGTCTTTGAAATGTACGGCGAAGTATCGCCGATTAGAACGGAGTATATCATGAGCGAGAAACGCAATCAAATCATGTACCGCAAAGTCGGGGACACCGAAATCTGGGTAAATCGCATATCGACCTGGGCAATGGAAGTCGTTGTCTATGACCACATCGACAAAACCGAGAAAGTCACCGCCGTCACCACGCTCGACCATGCCTACGACGTAGTCAGCCCAGCCATCACCCGGGAGCTACGACGACAGCAAGGTGACAGCGTATGAAGGCGCAGTATCTCATCGAGTCATCGACGAACGAGTGGTACACACCGCACCACATCGTTGCCAGCGTCAAGGCGGTGTTTGGCGGAGTGATCGGTTTAGACCCCTACTCATGCGACGCCGCTCAAGCGATTGTCGGAGCCGACCATTACTTCACTAAGGAAGACGACGCCTTCCTGAGTGAGTGGCCAGTGGTCACCAAGGTCTTCGCCAATCCACCCTATGAGCGCAAGGTCATCGACCGGTGCATTACCCAGCTGATTGCGTATCAACGACGCTTTACCACGGTCAAGGACTTTGAGATGGTCGTGTTGGTCAACGCGGCAACGGAGGTGTCGTGGTTTTTCTCCTTGCTGACCAACTGCGATGCGGTGTGTTTCACTAAGGGACGGCTCGAGTACATCCGCGGAGCCAACCAAGGCAAGGCGGGGAATCCGCGCGGTCAGGCGCTGTTTTACTTTGGCAACGATGCGGAGCGATTCGGGGAGATATTTAGCCAGCACGGCTATATTTTCGTGCAATGAAAACTCGTGCCAAATTGGTCTAAAAACTACTTGACAAGTCAAATAGTACCGTGGTACAATCAGGGTGGTTAGAAGAGCAGTGACACAGACAGAAAGCGACACACACCATGAACAGCCAAGAATTCCGCAACGCCGCCCGCAACGCCTACGCCGCCGCCACCGAAGCCTATAACGCCGCCTTCAGCGCCGCAAACGCCCATCAGTCCTACGTGTTCTTTAAGAAGGCTCAAGACGCCTACGACGCCGCCGGCGCGCAGTGGACTGCCGACCAGCACACCGCCAACACGATGGCACACGCCGAAACTGCCGCCAAGGGCTGCGAAGAAGTGGTCGAAGTGGTCACCGCCACACTCAACACCAACGAAGCCTTCGGTAAGGCCTGGGGCGCCGACGGCGAAGTACTGAGCTACGACGAAACCGCCGAAGCCATCGCCAATCGGCAGGGCTGGTTCGACCGCCAAGGACGCTGGGTCAACTACGCGCGCATGATGCAAGAAGCACGGTTGATACTTGCCACAAAGTAACGCTAAAAGATCTTTGGAGCCCTGCCAAGGCGGGCGGGGCTCCACACCAAGGAGACGCAATGCCACCCAGTAGACAAAGCCTCAACCCCACGACGGGCTCAACGCAGGTCACCCACATCATGACGCCGGAAGCGTCGGACACGCTGGAGATACTCAAGGCCAGACTCACCGAAGAAAACAAGGGATACTTCGTGTCCACATCGGAGGTCATCCGCAGAGCTATCATGTACATGGA